GTAAAGGCCACCAGCATGCTGATACTGCTCTCCGCCATCGGTCTCGGTCAGCGAGACAATCTGTTGACGTCGAATCATGAGAAGTGAACCGCTGGCTATTGTAAGCGGGCGGTCGGTGAGCAAGCTTTCGATGCGCTCCGCAGCCTGCCATGCGGGCAAGGCCGACTCGCCGGGGGCGATAGCCTTGACCTGATACAGCGAGTCGACCATCGCACGAATGTCGAACGTGTAGATGTCGTCCGCTGAGATGCTGTTGAACACTACCCACGTTCCGACCGCCTTGTTTGACGGCGCAACGCCTCGCCACACACCAGCAGGCGCAAGACCCGTAAGCGTCGCATCGCCGGAGAGGGTCGCGTAAAGCATCTGCTCAACGGTTTTCACAGCGACCTTGCCCAGCGCATCAGGTCAGCGATCAGCACATGCCTGCCCGTTCGGAATGCAGGGATCAGGTACGGCTGCGCGGCCATCTTGCTGGTGCCCATCTCAACGTAGATGGCATAGCCGGTGTTGTACGACACTTCTCCTGTCGTTGTTCCGGGGCCATGATCGATGTTCGTCTCGGCAGATGAACGAAGCGCCCCGGTGTCGACAGGCACAATCTTTTGAGAATGCACGCGGATCTGCGTGGTCGCCTTTGTGACCGCAGAGGATCTGGCTGCATCCACAGTTGCCAGAGCAGCCGGAAACTTGTTGATCACGCGCACGCTCATCGCGCCGCCCGAACCGCGAACACCTTGCGTTCCACTTCCAGCGTCCCCGGAGACATAACGGCCTCAACGCTAAGGGTCAGCGTGCCGTAGACGATGCGGTCGGCGGTGCGCACATCGGTGCCAGCCGGAAGTGAGATGCGGTAATACATCCCGTCCTTCAGGCGTGCGCCGACCTCCTCCTCGGCTTGCTGCGTACTGACCGGCGCTACGCGGGCAGCGTAGGTCGCCACCGTGGAGAAGGTGTTGGTGCGCCCGCCAAGCCCATCCGACGCTGCGCTTGCACGAGTAAGGGTGATGGAGTCGGGCTGCACCGTTGCGACGTCCGCTGCAAGGCAGGCAATATCGCGGGCCGAGAGCATCAGGCCTCGTCGGTGCGAACGAGGTTTGTCGTCATCGTTCGCGCCTTTGCGTGATACGCCCGCGCCTGCGCGGACTTCATCTCGGCCTTCTGCGAGCGCGACATGGTGATGCCGTCTGCGCTTACGTCAAAGGCGCACGACTCGCGAGTAGCCCACTGCAGCAGCAGGTCGCCAGCCGAACCGTACAGGTCGTAGGTCGTCCCCGTGATCAGCACCGGGTAGGACGGCTCAGTGGAGAACGTCCAGCGCCCAATGACCGGGTCGCTCGTTGCCGGTGTCAGGACGTTGTACGACGAGTCAACGAGAACAACACTCGTTTCCCAGTCGCCAACCGGCGCATCGAACGTCAGATAGGTGACAACCCCACCGGGAGCGATGGACTCGCGCTCCTCCAGCGGGTAGTAACGCGCCTCGTCGGAGCGGCGCTCAAGCGCATCCTCCAACTCGGCGTTTGTGAATTCTTGTGATGCGCCAGCAGGGTCGTCAATCAGCAGACGAAGCCGGTCGCGGATTGCATCGATGCTCGCCATGAGAGAAAGAGCGGGGGGAGAGGAAGCCCCCTCCCCCCATTGCTCATTCCTACGACTTGCTCGCGGTCATGTAGATCAGGTTGGTCGGGCGCACGACCTTCGCGCCGTAGACGTTCAGACCCTTGACCGCGTCCGCAAAGCGGAGCGGCGGGCGATACGCCTCAACCTTCTCAACCTGCATCGCCAGCGTCCACGCGCCGGGGTGCGTACACATGATGCGGTACTTGGCCCCAGCCGTGTTGAAGACGTTGTTGCTCACCAGCACGGTGAAGCCAGCGGCCTCCCCGATGACGCCGTTGGTCAGCGTGCCACGGTTCTCCTGCGTGCCGAACGACACGAAGCGCTGATCCTTGCGGAGCAGGCCGTGGAACCACGGCGGCACGATGGCAACGCGGCCCTGTGACGGAGCGTTAGCCTCGTCCAGCAGGGTGTAGGCGTCGGCAAGGTACTCGTATGCCGTGGTGCTGGTCGGCACAATCGGAGTGCCCGTGGTGCCAAGCCCGGTGCCAGCCGTGCCCTGCGTGTAGATGCTGGCAAGGTAGGCGTCAAGGTCGTTGGCAAGAGCGTATGCAGCCTCGCGCATCGCCCCGTCCATGATCTTGGGCACCTGCTGAGCCTGATCGATGTCGTCAATCTGCATGTTGAACGAGCGGGCGCGGTCAATGTTGAGAATGACCTCACCATCGTTCAGCGTCTCGGGAGCCGACAGGTCAGTGTTCTTCGTGTAGTCACTGACGGTGACAGCGCCGATGTTGTGAATCTTCACGGACGAACCAGCGCCGCGAATCTCACCCTCGTACTCACGGTTGATGACGGCGGGCTGACCGTAAACAAGGTTGTTCCGCAGGTTCTCCAGCAGAGAACGCGACCAGATCGCGGGAATGAAGTTGTTGATAGCCATGTAGTGCTATCCCTTTCTTGCTAGGACTGCAGCGCAGAGTGGACGTCATCCCAAGGGAGGGCGGCAATCTCTGCGTCAGTCATCTTGGCAAGCGCCTCGCGGGTAAGGCGAGTGCGCCTGCGGGCCGGGTTAGCGGGAGAGGTCTCCTTCGGTGCTGCAGGCGTGACCGGGCGAAGCAGCCACGGTCGCTCCTCAACAAGCGCAGCAAGGGCTTCGTCAATGCCGTCCCACTGATTGCGATCCTCGTCGTACTCCAGCGTTGAGGTGTCAATCAGCTTCACGGCGGCATCGGGATCCACCACGTTGAGTCGTGCTGCCTCGGAGGAAACTGACAGTTGCAGGGCGGACTCGCGCAGGCGCTGCTCCGTCGCGCTGTATTTGTCCTCCAACTCAGCAAGCCTCCGGGCCTGCCTCTCCTGCTCGGACAACTCAGCTTCCTCCCGCGCCTTCAGGACCGCTTCGACCTCGCGCAGGCGCTTCCTCAGAGATGCGTTCTCCTTGGTCAACTTGCGATCGATTGCGTTCGGCTTATCGGGCTGCTTGTCGTCCTCCCGATCCGGCTCCAAGCCCGGTCGGGTGTCCTCTGCGATCTCATCCGGAGCAGGCGTGGGCGGTGCCGCAGGCGGCTCCTCCTCAACCTCAATGGTGTCCGGCTCCGGGGCCGTCTCAGGCTCCTCCATCGCGTTGGCGGTTGGCGTCCCTGACGCCTCGCTGTCCAAGGCTCCCTGAGTCTCGGTAGCGTCGTCGCTCATGTTAGCGGTCCTCTCGGCGTGTATTCGGAAAGGCAAGTATGCCTTCCAATCGTAAAGACTTCGCGCCGCAGCATACTTTGACCACTCTGAAAAGGCAAAGCGGGGAGGGCGGAACTGCCAGCCGGTAACGGACGGTCTGGTGCTCAACGCCCTCCCCCTGTCCCACGCCGGGTAGCCGCCCGGCGTGAGGCAACCCCGGTACTCCTCCGGGGCTAGAAAGGAATGTCAGCGTCGTTGGCCGACGCGACCTCCTCGTCCTGCGCGGCGGGAAGGCCGGGACCGCTGAAGTCAGCGTACTCGCCCTCCTTGCGGATGACCTCCACATCCCACGCTCGGTAGGTGCGCCCCTCGTTCCCGAACGGGACAAGGTCGCCTCGGTGGATCCGCAGGATGTCCCCGTACTTTGGAGCCTCGTCGCTCACCCGGCGCATCAGTCCACCGGGAAGCCAGAGGCTCACCTTCTCGCCGTTGCTCTGAAGCGTCAGCACAGGAACGTGCCCGTCATCGAACTTGCTCTTGGCATACCTCAGCCCGACGAGCACACCTTCGACCATGTCTCCATGATCGTCCCACTTCCAAGTCTTAGGGTACTTGGTCTCTGTAGACATATAGAGCCTCTCTCATTCCTTTGCTCAACACACATTATAGCGGCGCTGGCCATGACGCGCCACCCTGAATTGATCGGTTTCTGTAAGGGCTAGACCAGCCCCATCCACTCGCGGTACTCCGCAAGCGCCTTGTCAAAACTGACGCCATGCTTCTTGGCGACCTTGTCGCAGGCGAGGTCAAGCGCCTCATCTGCGTCGTACCCCATGATGCAGGCGGCACGCTGGTAGCGAGCGACCTCATCGCCCATGTCCTTGCAGCCGGTGGTGTCCATGTCCCTGTCTCTCTCTTTCTCTCTCTAGCGCCAGCGGCGCGTGGGGTTGTAGCGGGTCTTGGCGAGTGCGCCGGGAGCGAGGCGGCTCTTGGTCGGCTCTGCCGCAGCCTCGGCGGGCTTGCGGGCGGGGCAGTAGGCGGCGCGGAGCGTGTTCATGGCCTTGATCCGGGTCTCCGGGCTTGCCTTGCTGCTGATGGTCTGCTCAAGCTTTGTGATTTCTGCGGCGGTCATTTCCCTTGCTCCCTCTATTGCTTACATCCACAGTATGCTCATGCAGTAGTAGAAATGCAAGCGGTATGGCGAGCCTTTACAATTTCCCCGGCTAGTCCTCCTTCCCGTAGGCGATGGTGACGTTGCTGAATACCTCGTACTCGGCAAGCCCCGCGCCCCCGTCGTTGTCAAAGGTGATGGTGGCCTTCGCCGCGTTGGCAAAGATCCCCGCGCCGAGCGCGGCCTGCGCCATGTACCCGGCGAAAGCTGCGCGGGCAGCGTCCAGCGAAAGGTGCTGCTCGGGAAGCCCGAGGAAGTCACCGTTGACGTAGTAGACGCTGATGCGAACCGCTGCGGCGGTGTCATCGCGGAACATCATGCCGTTCTCGTCAATGTAAATGGTCTCGTTCATGGTCTCTCTCCTGTGGTGAAGGCTTTGCCTTAGTTTGCGTTGCGGCGGTACTGCGCCTCGCGCTTGGCGGTAGCGGCAGCCTTTGCGAAAAGCGCCTTGCGGTCGTCGGCGGAAGTCTTGGGGGTCTCAACGCGGGTGCTGGATCCCTTTGCCAGCGAAAGCCCGGTGGTGCTGGTCTGTCCGGTGTAGCGGCTCTGGCGGTAGTACGGCTTCATTTCCCTGCCTCCGTTCCGTTCTGCTTACATCCACATAATGCTCTACTAGGCGTATGGATGCAAGTAGTACGGAGCAGTCTTTACAATTAGGCAGGCTCGGGAAAGCAGCGGCAGTTGACGTGGGCTGCGTCAAACGGATCGCCAGCCGGGTACTCGGTTCCATCCAGCGGTGCGCATATGTCGCAGGCGTCAGGCTCGGCCCTCCACACCCACGCGACGTCGCCGTAGGCAAGGAACAAGCCGTCACGCGCTGCGTCGGCTGTGTAGTTCCGGGCGAGGACAAGAGCGCGGCCTCTCACGGTGGCTGCGACAGCCCCTGCTGCAAACGCAGTCCCAGCGACCACATCAATGATTGCGGCCCGCGCTGCTCTGTTGCCAGCCTGCTCTGCTGTGTTGATCGCCCACGTTTGTGTGTCGGATCTCTGTTGAACCCTTGATTGAGCAAGTAAAAGCTGCCCATCTTGCACATCTTGCGACACACGACGCGCTTGATTGGACACACGCTTCCTGCCCTCTCTGAGACCAAACGCAAGAGCAGCAAGCCCAGCCGCTGCAAGAGCGTCGTCGTACTCAGGCTTCCACCTGTAGGCAGCAGACACCTGCGTTGAGATGGAGCGAGCGCGTGCCACGATGGCAAACGCAGGATCGTCAGATTCTCTTGACTCTTTAACTGCCCTGCGAACGATCTGAGAAACGTCGGGAAGCAGCGCTTCCAGATCGCGGATTACTCGGCGCTCAATCCGTGTTAGTCCGCGTATCCAGTCCATCGGTCACCCCGGCGTTGAATGCGGCCTGCGCGGCTGCGCCCTCGGCCCGAAGGTTCTCGCTTTCGACTTCCGGGTCATACCCGAGAGTCTCCAGCACGGTTGCACGGCTGACTCCAAGTTGCTGGTCGATCAGCGCGGTCCTGCGCATCGCCTCCGGGTCGTTCGGAAGAAGGTCCGGCCACACCAACTGGACGATGACGTCCTCATACCCCCGGAGGGTAAGTGCGCGAAGGAACAGGCCCTCAATCCCCTGTCCGTAGGTCTGTCGCTTGGTGGCAGTCTTTTGGAGCAGCGGTGCGTAAAGGATGCGAAGCGCCAGCGACGAAAGCTGACCAGCGCTGTCCAACTTCCCGGTCGCAACCTCTGGGATCCGGGTCGTCTCATGCAGCGCCTGAACCAGACGTCGGTACAGGTCAATGGACGACGACAGGTCGCTGCTCATCTCAAGGTTGTGCAACTCGGCGTCGGGGTGCTCAAGCCTGATGACCGCGCCGGGGTTAGCGTCCATGTTGAGCGCGTCCCCGATCATCTTGCCCCACGTTCGGGGATGCGCGTATAGGCGGACGATGCGGTTGATGTTGCTGACCACTCGGTTGATGCCGTCGCACAGGTCAAGGACGTCCGGCTCAAGGTCCGAGATGCCGTAGGTCTCATGCGGGGAGGGGATGTTTTGCATGTGCCCCATCGGCGCAAACGGGTATTCCCAATCCTGCTCATCAACCGTGCGCCAGCCTTCCTCCACAGCCTCCTGCTCGGTGATCGTCCATCCGGACTCGCTCTTGCGAATGATGTGGCGGCGAGCCACCGACTCCAACCCGGAGTTCGGGATGAAGGTGATGATGTACCCGGTCACCTCTTCGTGGTCTTGGTCGTCCCACTCAACCTCAACGGTCGACGGGTCAACGATGACGATGCGGATGCTTTCGTCCTCGCGGATGAGGATGCGGTAGTAGGCCGTCCCGCCAATCGCTCCCGATACACCCATGCGCTGCCACAGCAGCCCGCCACCGTTGTCGCGGATGATCGTGTTGATTTCCTGCTGGATAGCGGGGTCGGAGTCAGCCGGTGCAAGCACCATCAACTCTGAACCGAAAAGGTTTGCAACGCCAGCGTCCACGATCAGCCGGGCGTAGTTGATCTTGACGTTGTCGTCAATCTCACCCTTGCGGCGCTTCAGCGTGTCCGGCCCACCCATGAAGTAAGCGTCATACGCCCGCTTGATGCGCTGCTCGCGCTCATGCATGTCAAGGATGGCGAGGTCCGCCATGTTGGTCTCATGCAGGTTGTACGGGACGAAGTTCATAGGCTCCAGATGTCCTTGTCGAACGATGCGCCCATCTTGGGCGGCGGGGCGAACGCCATGAGAACAGCATCGGCTCGGTCAGGAGAGCGACCAAGGCGGCGCTTCGTCCTCTCCTTTGCCTCTACGACGCGGCGTCCCTGAGAGTCCAGTGCGTACTTCGGGGCAACGAGGTCAGAGGCTAGCTGCTCGTCCTGATCCAGATCAACGTTGTCGATTTCGTCAGCGAAGGCAAACCACGCCTCGCTGCGGCGGTTGGGATACAGCCGAGAATCGTTAGCGGTATGCGCTCCATTAAACGCATCAACAGGGATCCCGACCTCGCGCAGCCTGTCCGTCACTCCGCCACCAAGGCCAGCATCATCGACAACCACTCTCATTCCCGGCTCGTTGTATTGCCTCGCGGCATCAAGTATGTTGCCAGCGGTTTCCATCAAGCTTCGGGAAGTGTACGTCTTGTGGATACGGACGTTGTTTCCGCGCCGGACAACGATCACCGTTTCGTCGGATCCGAACCGGGCGACGTCGCACGCGATGACCAGCGGTCGCTCGGGAGGAACCTCGCGGCGGCGTGCATCCTCCACCTGCCGCAGGCCGATAACCTGATCCTCGGCCTCGCGTGGAAAGTTGCCCAGCACACGCACGTCGTAGAGCGGGGAGTCGTCACCCCACTGCATCTTGCGTTGCTCCACCCAGTCGGGTGAAACAAGACTCTTGCGGGCAACCTCTGGGACTTCCTCGTCCGTAAGGTTCGGCGTGTCGAACGCTGAAATATGAATGGTGCGGTACAGGTCACGCTCGGAATGGAACGCTCGGTAAAAGGTTCCAGAGGTCTGGGTTGGGTTTCCGATCAGCAGCACCCTTGCACCGGGCGAGGTCAGGAATCCCTCTGCCGCTTCGTAGATGTCCTCATGGACACCGGACGCCTCGTCCACGACCAGCAACAGGTTCTCGGCGTGGTGACCCTGAAAGCGCTCGGGCCGGTCAGTCGACAGCCCCACTGCAAACCACGAACGCGAGATGGTCAGGCGCGTTGCATCGCACGCCGGGAACAGGCCCTCCGGGGCGCGGGCCACGGCCCCGTTGATTTCGCTCCACAGCAGGTCGCGCACCTGCGAGAAGGTTGGCGCCGTGGTGACCACTCGGCTGTCGGGATACGCCATGAGGAACCACGCGACAACGCGGGCAGCCGTAGCCGTCTTTCCCGAGCCGTGGCAGGAGCGAACAGCGGTCCTCTGGTTGTCGCGCACCGACTCAAGGATTTCGCGCTGCTTGCTCCACGGATGGAAGCCGAGGACGTTCGTGCAAAAGCGAACCGGGTCGCTACGCACCGCCTCATTGATTTCAGCGGCGAGGCTTAGAGTCGCCACAGGATTATCGCCGTGAGAGTCATGAGTGCCAGCCCGAGAATCATGGTGAGATCAAGGAGAATCATGGTGAGATCAGGTGAGACATGCGGAGACATGGCGAGACACTTTGTAAACGTCTCCGCGAATCTCCGCAGACATTTGTAAACGTCTCACCGAGTCTGCGGGAGAGTCTGTGTGCAGACATGGAGAGTCTGTGTGGAGATGTTGCAAATCTCTGTGTGCAGTCTCTTAAGATTGTAGACATGAGCACAAAGTCAGCACACATTCGGCCATCAAGCATGAGACATGAGGGCATCTTGCGACACAGACTCCGCAGACTTCCCTAATTGTAAAGGCCATGTCTGCAAAGTCTCTTTACAAAGTCTCCAAAGTCTCTGCGCGAAGTCTGCAGAGTCTGCGAGAAAAGTCTGCAAAGTCTCACAGCGCATTCAGCCGTGCGCGGATTTCCTGTAGCCGGTCCGTACCGTTATCGGTACGGTGTTGTTGACGGTCAGGCATCGTCGTCGCGCTTGACGCCCATCAGGTCCGCAAGCCCCTGCAAGGTGATCGGCCCACCGTTCGGTCCCGAGTGCTCCACCTTTTCACGGCGCCCCCATCGCGCTGGATAGGATCGCTCCAAGTACCACGCGGAGGCCTGCCACGTTCCTGCCTGCCCCGCCTGCTGGATCAGGGCTACGGCACGGACCTCAGCTTCGGCGCGTGCGTTTTCTACTGCCTCAACGAATTCGACGTACTTGGTCTCGTTCTCGTTGGGATCCTCGCCGTTCTCTATACGCTCGCGCTCGTCGCGTCCACGCTTCAGCCACTTGTGCAGACCGGCTGCGGTGATGCCGCCATACGCTGCAGCGGTCTCAAGGTAGTTGCCCGCCTTGATCGCGTTGACGATCTTGGACGACCGTTCTGGTGTCAGCATGCTCCTGCGTCCCATCATCCCTCCTTGTTGCGGGAAGCATAGTCAAGTGTGGGTGTGCGGTTGTGAGCAAGCCCATCTCCTGCAGTGCTTCCTCAAGGTTTCCCATCAGATCATGTCCGCGTTGAAGTGAGCGACTTCCTCGTACTCGTTGACGATGCGGTTCCCCTTGGTCACCTGCAGCACCTTGGTCACCATGATGCGCAGCCTCTGACCATCGGCAAGCAGCGGAGCGATGCGGGAATAATTATCGGTTGCCGATTCCAAGGCTTCCTGCTTTGACGAGTATGTGCAAAACGACTCGCTGAACTTTCTGCTGCCGGTGGACGTTGTCTGTACGTCGACCCGGAACATCAGGAGGCCACCTTCAGCCAATACGCGGCGATGCCCTTCAGCCCCAGCCCCGAGTCAATCTTGACCGGGTCGCTACCGGCGTAGTCCAGCATCTCCTCTGCACGCTCGGCTGCGATTCCTGCCAGCAGCCTCAACTCTGTCTTGCTGATCGTGATGCGCTCGTCCATTTGCCTCTCTCTTTCTAGTGGTGAACTTCTTGTTATAACCATAGCACATCCTATGGATACATCAAGCGATTAGAACAAGGATTGCTCGCCTTCGTCCGGTACTAGTGCAGGCTCGTCCATCGGCAACCTGTCCAGCCATGTGATCCTGCGCGATGGGTTTTCGGCGTGCGGCTTGTAGCCACCGGAGTGGAACAGGATCTCAAAGGCACGCTTGTCGGTCGTGTCTGAGTAGCGCACACCTTGGCGGATGTTCCTGCGGTAGCGGTCCCACGCATCTGGGAAACGGAAACGCAGATGCACCGCTGTATGGCAGGGAAAGCACAACGCATGCTCACCGATGCGCTCACCGAACGGCTTGGAGTAGTCCTCAGTGTGCCCGGCTACCGTCCCGCCACGGCGGAGGCATGCGATGCACACGACGTGCTTATGCCCACCGCCAGCCTTCTGCACATCCTTGTACCAGCGGCGGGCCTCCTTGATCCTGACGTCGGAGAATCCGTTGTACGGCACTACGGCATAAGGTCTGGACGGTTTGCATGCTCGGCGTAGCGCGTGCGGATCACATCGCAGTAGCCGGGGTCCAACTCCACAAGCCGCGCCTCGCGTCCGATCCGGTCGGCAGCCATGAGCGTAGAGCCGGATCCTCCAAACGGGTCAAGGACAATGTCGCCGCGCTGCGTGCTGTTGCGGAGGCAGTATTCGACCAACTCCAGTGGCTTCATGGTCGGGTGCTGCTCGCTGCGCTTGGGCCGGTCAAACTCAAGGATGGTCGTCTGCTTTCGGTCGGCGTACCAACTGTGAGCAGCGCCTTCTTTCCAGCCGTAGAAAATCGGCTCATGCTTGTAGTGGTAGTCAGCTCGGCCCATGACCATGACGTCCTTGACCCAGATCAGGGTGTGCCTCCATACGCCCAACTCGTGCAGCACGGTTCCGAAGGTGTGGAACAGGTCGCCAGCCGGTGATGCGACGTACCACGTTCCACCGGCCTCGGTGTAGGTGAAGGCCATGCCCAGCGAGTCGCGCAGCAGTTGTTCCAGCACTTCCGGCTTGAGGTTGTCGTTCTCAATCGTCAGCGCGTCCTTGGTCTTGCCAACGTATGCCACTCCGTAGGGCGGATCTGTCCAGACGCAGTTTGCGCGGTCGTCGCCCATCAGGGTTGCGATTGCCTCGCCCGTTGAGTCTCCGCAAATGAGTCGGTGCGGACCCAACTCATAGACCTCGCCCGGCTTGGACTTCGGATCCTTGGGCGGCTCCATCGGATCGCTGTCGGCCTCGGGCTTTGGCGCTTCACCGAGGTCGGTCAAAAGTTCATCAAGGTCATCGCCGTCAAAGCCGGTGCCCTCAAGGCCCGGCCCCTCCGCCAACTCCTTCAGGATTTCCACAAGGATGTCGTTCTTGTTCGTGGCGATATCGCTGGTGCGGTTGTCGGCAAGCAGGATCTTTTCCGCCGTGACGTCATCGCAGTCGACCTCAAGCACCGGCACCTTGGTCCCGCCCGCCAAGGCGGCAGCCTGCAAGCGGTGGTTACCGGCAAGAACGTAGCCCGTCGACTTCTGAACGATGATCGCTCCGTAGAAGCCGTTGACCTCAATCGACTCATGGATGGAACCGACGTCGCCCTCACGCGGATTGCGTGGGTGCGGAGTCAGCTTTGCGATCTCCTTCTCAACGTACTTCTGGGTTGCAATCCGCATCTACCTTTTCCTGTTCAACGTTGACATGACTTGGGCGGTGCTGATTTCCATCTTGCGGGCGGTCCACTCAATCGCCTGAAGGCGTGACGCGCCTCGCGCCTCGGCAAAGCGAATGCGGCTAAGAATCTCTGCTTCGATCTGTGCCGGTGTCTTTGGCATCTCTGAAATGGACTGCGCTATTCGATCTGCTCTTGTTGGCCGCAGCCCACGGTTCGCCCTTGCACGGTTCGCCCTTGCACATCGCGGGTGACCACAGCACACGCGGTTCGGCGCAAGATGCTCAATTGGCTGCTTGCAGATCTTGCAGCGGCGCAGCGAGTCCGGTGGGATAAGGTCGTCATCACCCCACCGAACTCCTGCCACCGGGACTCTCCTTACGCTGACGAACACCCCCAGCCTGACCACCCCTTGGTGATCGGCCACGAAGCGACTGCTACTGCGATCTGCTGCTGCGGCGTTGCCACATGCGGGTACGGGTAGGAAGTTGCCCTCGCCCCGTATGAGTACGTTTGCCGGTACATGCCCATCATGCCAATGTAAGAGCCATATGGGTAGTGGCGGGGATTGGCCCCGGTCTCGCAGCGAGCAATCCGCCACGCCTTCTCCCACGTTCCCTTGCCGCCGATCTTGTCGACCCGGATACGGATTTCCTCCGGCGTCGGATTCGGTGGCCACGCCATCTTGGCGCGTGCGGACTTTCGCTTTAACTCGTTCATGCAGTCATGCTTGGTGACCTTGCTACTGGCGCTGTGCTTGCTGCACGGCGCTGCTGCTGCTTTTCCGCATGACAGCGCGGCTACTCCGATGCCAAACGTCGCAGCGACGGCGACCATGACAACGGCGGGGGCGTTGATACTCAATGAGGTTCCTTAGATTGCCTTCGGGACAACCCACACGGTCGCCTTGCGCCCGCTGCGGGTGTTGCGGACCTGACCGGAGTCACGGACCAAGCCAGCGATCACCAGACCACGGCGTGCTGCCGATGCGGTCTGGTGCTTGAGGCCGAGCGCGGCCTCTATTTCATCGTCGGTCGCCCCGGTGGGACGCTCCGCGATGAAACTTGCGATGCGCTTTCGGACGTCCTTGATGATCGGCTCCATGCTGTGGGCCGCTTCATGCGAGGTCGTCGGGAGCGCCTTCCCGGCCGGAACAGGGAAGTGAAACTCGTTGTCGATTAACTGCTCAATGTCAGCCTTGTCAGCGGCATCCATTATTGCCGCAGCGATTGCGCGGGCCTCGGTGGTGTCCAGACCGGTGTAGCCGCAGACGCACATCTTGGTGGTCGATGGGCCGGTATCCCATGCGGCGACCGGGACGTCCTTGCCCTTGATCCGAACCCTGACGTGGCCGCTCATACGCGGGCCTTGGCATCGGCCTTGAGCATCTCGCGTACTGCCTCGTCCATCGTTGCCCCAAAGCCGTGGCGGATGTTGCGCCCAAGCCCGGTGTTGACGGCGTAGTACCTGTCGTCGTCCCGGCGCACCTTGCCAACTCGGCGGTGGCCCTCAAAGACGATCCAGTACTGCATGAAGCCGTCGTTCTGTTCAACGTATCGGAAGGTCGTGTTCATCTTGTCTCTCCGTTTGCTGTGGTGAGTTAGTTGCTCTCGCGAGCGGCTCGCCACTCGTCGATGGCCTTCTGCTTGCGGGCCTTAGCCTCTGCCTCGCGCTCGCGGCCCTCGGCAAGGATGGCCTCAACCTGCTCGCGCTGGTCGGCGGGGAGGGTCTCCGCGATCTTGCGGATCCGGTGGATGGCCTCGCCTGAGCGGTTCCTCTGCTGCGGCGTCTGCTGGTAGCCGTAGTACGCGTCGTAGTGCTCGTCTGCGGCTCGCTTTGCCTGAATGATGATCGTCTCAATGTCCATTTTATTTCCCCCTCCGTTTGCTTACATCCCTATTATGCACCAGCATAAAGGAGAATGCAAGCAGTACGATGGAGACTTTACAAACTGCGATTCCAGCAGATCAGGTAATGGACCGCGCTGGAGAGCGTGGGGAAGTCCAGCATGTTTCCGCCATGCGCTGACTTGACATCCCAAGCCCTCCCGCGCTTGAACACGGTGCCGATGTGCTTGCCGGGCTTGTCGTAGAAGTACCCGTTGACGGCGACGGTGCTGGCGATCTCGTTGATGATCCAAGCCCCGTCGTGGTCGCGCAGTCCGGTGACCTTCTCCTGCAGCCCGGTGGCGGGGTTGGGATCCTGTGAGTAAAAGCGGCGGATCATCAGCCCTCCCTTACGGCGAAGGCGTAGGCGTCGGCAAAGGTCTTGTGGCGGGAAAGCCCGTGGCCGCTCCACCACATCATGCCCATCTCGTAGAGGTACTCGGCAACCTCAACCGGGCTGACCTCGCTGGCCTCGTCGTCGTGGATCCTGACCGCGTACCAGCCGGTCTCGTCGTAGTGCTCGGCGTTGATGAAGTGCCAGCAACCGTCAACCGTTGAGATGTGGTTTCGGTCGTTGTCCATCTGGCCGTGCCCATTCAGGTCAAGCCCTGCGTCCTTCTCGCAAATCATTGTCTCTCTCCTTTGTCGTGGTGACAATTAGAATCTAGCGATTGTGGGCTAGGCTGTCAAGCCCAACCCCCAATCCTTTCTCAGTCCCCGGTCCAGCCGTTGGCCGAGGGGCGGTAGTAGGTGTCGATGACCTTCTGGCGCTCAGCCTTGGCCCAAGCCTTGCGGTTCCCCTTGTGGACAAGGCGCTCGCGGTTCGGCCTGCGGCCCTTGGGCGTCCACTTTGCGGAGTCCCAAGCCCGGCGCTCTGCGATCTGCAGGATCCGAAGGTCTGCCGCCTTGCGCTGCCAAGTCGCCGCGCTGTAGGAGCGGGAAACCTCCGTCTGCTGGCGCGGTGAAAGCAGCCAGCAATACATCTTCTGCTGCCACTTGGTGCTGCCGCCCGCGTATGGCCCCTGCATCTTGGTGATCCGGTAGCGGTGCTCTGCTCCGGCAGTCCAACGCTCGGCCTGTGCCTCTGCGCTCTGAATCTCTGTGGTGGAAATCATTTTCTCTGTCTCTCTCTTTCTACTTGTTACTTCTCAAAGAGGCCGGGGCCGCGACGGTTCAAGGTCTTGTGGGCTTCAATCCGCTGCTCCTCGGGAAGCGCGTTGATGATCTGCGTAAGTCCAAAGCGGCGGATCATTCCCTCGTGGTCCCTGATCTTGCAAGCCTTGTTTACGGCTGCTGCTTCGATGAGGATCTCTTCGTAGGTCATTGTCTCTCTCCTTGCGTGGTGCTTACATGGACTACATTAGCGTCCACAAACTAGATTGCAAGTGGAGAGCGAGCATCTTTACAAATGCAAACGGGCCGGGGAGTTGGCCCCGACCCGCTGCCCAGCTTTCTTTCATTCGTGTTAGTACCGGCTGCCGCTGGCCCTTTCGCACTCACGTTTCGCAGTACGCACGCGGCGTCTGGAGGGACAGGCCAAGGGTGGTTCCAGCGGCTGCCGGTGTTCCTCGGGAGCCTGACGGTCGATGCATCGCTCGGCGGTGGGATTACGGCTCGTAGCGTTTCGGTCCATGTGGCTGATCTGCCGGACGTACTTTGTGTGGCCAACCTTTGCGGATTAAGAGACTTGCATGCACCCGTCAGCCGTCAGGCATCCGAGGCCGGAGGGTCAGCGCCAGACCGGGCATGGTTACCCCGGTCGCCTCTCGGCCCCGCCCTTGCGGCTCGTTGGAGTCGGGCGGTTGGAGGGCGCTGGCCCTTCCTGCAGGCGGGTTTGACGTGGCCCCCCTGCTAGAACCGGCCTGACTCTTACTAGGGCGCACCTTGAGCAAAGAAGGTTTACCGGCTCCTGCTCGGAAGGCTTGGCGGTTCCAACTCCCCGTTCCTTCCTTGCAATAAGTAGATTGCCATGCGACCAAACAGGATGCAAGTCCAATCCGGTCATCTTTACAATTTCCCAGATTCTAGAATGGCCGAGGCACCGGCCCCGTGTCCACGCAATCCGATAAGCGTGTCCGGTTCTCCGGTGCCTCCGTGCGTTCCCGTACTTGCTCCGAACGCTGGGCGAGGAACCCTTGCGGGTCATACCCCTGTAAGCATCAGCCACGGGCAGCCACCTAGGACGCATGCCGCCTCCAAGCATTGGCCATGCTGGGGTGTTTCACCCATGCCGCTCTCGGCGGAGCGGTTGCATGAACCGGTGGACCCTTGCAGGGAATCCCCGTGCGCTTAGTAAGCAAACCAGAGCGGTTCCAAGTCCCCGTTGCTTTGCTTACCCTCACAGCATCCCATCAAAGAAACTGGAATGCAAGCGATACTGATTCATCTTTACAATTTGGGTTTAGCGTTCTTGTCGGCCTGCAGCCAGCCAAGTCGAACAGCAAGGTCGCTGATCTGCGGAGCGGCGAACGTGAGGATCCTGCCGTCCTTCTCGTCCTCGGCCTGACGGACAATCTCGCTGATGCCGTAGTAGCACGACAAGGCGGCTTCGACCGTGTCGGATTCCTTGCCGCCTTGGTAGAGGTCTCGCAGGCGTTCCCCCTCCTTGACGAGGGCGGGCTTATCGCTCATTCGTGAGCCTCCTGAGTGCGCTGATGATTCCGACATGCTCTACGGCAGCGGCCTGTTCCTCAACGGTCAGGTAGGGCAGCAGGTTGAGCCTGCGGCCATCGTATTCCATGTGGCATTTCACGCACAACGGCACGATGTCAAGAGGGCGCACTTTCCCGGTAGGCGGATCGTGCTTGCGCCCGATGGTGTGGGCGGCTTGCAGGTCTTGACCGTTCTCGCAGACTCGGCACTCCCCCTCCGAGTCGACCTTGGCCCTAGCCTGCTTCCAGTCTCGCCTCACTCAAACTCGTCCTTGATCTGCTGAATCATGGTCATCATCTTGATGGCCGTTGATACTAGCGGGCGCATCTCAACATGCGTCCTCTCCGCAAAGACGGCGGCGTAGGCAACGAGGTCAGTCACCTCCTCCTCCATGTCGCGGATCAGGTCTAGGAGAGGCTTGACCTCCACCAACTGAGTGTCGGCGTCGACCTCGTACTCGTCAGCGCCTGCTCCCATGATGCGGGTGATCAGCATCACGCTCAGTCGGTTGTAGCCGGGGTCGGCATACTTCTCGTCGCCTTCGCCGTCAAGCGAGCCGCGCAGTCGGCGCAAGCACAGCCGGGCGTAATCCTCGCTGGTCACATCCCCCCCATTGCGATCTTGAATCGGCGCTTCGCCGCTTCGACTTCCTCGTCGCTGTAGGAGTCAGGATCCTCCAGCCGCAGCGAGTGAACGTCGTGCGGCGAAAGTTGCGTCTTGCCAGCGATCATCTGCACCGTGTTGCAGGAGCCGCAGTGGATGGTTTCCTCGCCGGGAAGGTAGTGGACGGCGGAGCCGCACTTGCGGCATACCCTCCCAGCCACCTTACGCGGGGAGCCGTCGCGGGGCGTCGTGCGCCGCGCTGATGCCGAGGCAAGGATGCAGCCGAGGATCTCACCGGGCGCTGGCGGGAACGCCGGGCCTCCGTCTGGGCGCGAGGTCTTTCCGTTGAGGACGAGCAGCCGGTAGCCCTCGTTCAGATCCTCAACATTCAGCCGGGATCCGCGTTCCATGATGAGCATGGCAATCGCTCGCTTTTGCTCCTCGTTGTTCTTCATCACCGGCCACATACCAGCGATGCGATCAACGAGCAGCGACACATCATTCTCAGTAATCATTGTCTCTCTCTGTGTGTGTGGTGATAGAGAAAGAAGGGAGTTGATGGTGTTGGTGCCCCCCCCTTACCCCCCCCATTGTGGGGTGATACCACCATGCCACACGGGTAGGGACTGATCAAGCGGGCGTCGACTTTCTTTACAAGTCGTAGAGTCGAAACCTGCAGCATTGATGTGCTACGGTCGCAATCGCCGCTTCGGAGGTATCAGTCTCTCTCCCTCTAGGCGGCTTACCGGGGGCAGTCCGCTGTGGTGACGGGCTGCCCCCACTTTATTCTGGCGACGAGCAACGGGCCTCCCCACTCCTTGCTCACCGACAGCGAGCAGCAGCGAGAGTCATTCTGGAAGGCATAGCCCTGCAACGCGTCCAGCACCAACTTGGCGATGTTGTCGACGTCCGGGCGAGCAGGGTAGGCAAGTTTCGACGTCCTCGGCTTGGGGATCTGCGCGAGGATGCTGATCGAAAACCACTCGCCTTCAACGACCGGCTTCCCGGCAAGCGACCAGAGTTCACGAATCTCATTAGTCGCTTGCCGGGTCTTGGCCGGAGTGTATGTGTGGCCGTTCCGAGAGTGACGGGCACGCTCCTGCCCCACCGGGGTTACCGGCAGGCGCAGGATGAACGAGTGCGTATCCCGCTCGCAGATCACTCTGCGTAGTCGCTCAGGCGTGCCTCCGGGTCAAGTATCGACAGGATCGCTGCAAGGGAAGGAAGCCCGACGCGGGTGCCTTGCTCAATCCGGTTGATGGTCGTGATGCTGACTCCTGCTGCGACCGCCAACTCGGCGCGGCTCATTTTCCTACCGCGTCGGAGTTCCCTGATCCTTGCGCCTGCCTGATACACAGGCGTGAGCATAACTGACTACTCCACCGTTGCGTCAAACTCGCGCTTGAGCATGTCGATGACACTCTCGTACTTGTCGGTCGGAATGTCCGACGAGGTGTCGACGCCCGCAGCTTCCTTGATCACGCGCTTTGCCTCCTCGGCTGGGATCTTGTTGTCCTTGACGATCTTGAACAAGGCGTCCTGCTGCTCCTTGCTGATGCTGGGCGGCTCGTAGCCCATCTCCTCAGCAGGCGTCGACTCGTACCCGGCAAGCCGGATCACAAATCCGAACCTTTGCCGGAGCGCCCTGCTGACCGCTCGCGTCTGGGCCATGCCTGCAAGCGCGTAGTCATCGCGCCCCGACCACGAACGCTCGCCTCGCGTGCAGACACCGTCTGCCGAGCCGACGACATTCCCATGCCGGTCGTAGACGGTCGCGTGAGTCTGGAAGCCAGCGTGCCCGTTGATTGTGACCGGCTCGGTTCCAGTGGTCCCCACTGAGTGATTCATCATGGCGGCAAGCATCGTCCAGCCTTCCACCATGACGTGCTCGCGGCCCTGAATGTTGGCGACCAACTTCTGGTCGCGAAGAATGTCGGTCAGCAGTCCGGCTACCTGCGATGCCTGCGAAACGATGCCAGCCGCGTCAAGCGTCTGCATCATCATGTCCGGCGACTCGCTTACAACGATTTCAGTACTCAAGCCTCTCTCCTTATGTTGGTGATGGGTGCCCATTATAGGCTACTCACCCTCCGAAGTCCACATCCGATCCGTCGCGGAAGCGCACCGAGTACGGGCGATCCTCGCTCTTGAGTCGAATCAACTGGTCAGCCATTTCGCTGCCTTCGACCTCGGAGACGGTCGGGTACTTCACGGTGACAACCTTGCGCGGCTGCAACGCAGGAGGAAGGACATCCTTCAGCCGTTCGACGGCCTCCTTGTCCACCGCCCTAGTGCCGCGCCCGACGATCACCATCGTGCTGCCGTCGTGGATGAAAACCACGCCGCCGACTCCTACTTGCTCCGCAAGTTCCTGTTCCAGCGTTTCCCGATCACGCTTCAGCTTTCCAAGGTCACGCTCGGCCTTGCGGATCGCCTCGTCCAAGTCGAACAGCAAGTTTGCCAAATGGGCCTCGTCCATCAGTCCTCCTCCTCCGCGAGCATCTCCTTGACGCGCTCGGTGATGTCGGTGAACGCTGCGTTTCGCAGCCACTCCGTGTATGCCTGCTCGTCGTTCATGCTTACCCCACGATCGCTTCGATTTGATAGTCGTAGCCCCAAGCCATGATCGGCTCGCGGCCTACCGGCTGGTGGTCGATCCAGATCCCGTCCCAGCCCGGCTCGCCGTTCTTGACGTCCTCGTACTTGCCGGTGATCTCAAAGCGGCGCTTCTCGCCGTTGTGGAAGGCGAGGATGATGTCGCCTACCGCGTACTGGTTGTGGCTCCCGGTGAAGTCCTCGTAGCGGGTGCTCATTACAGCGCCCTCGCGATCATGCGCTCCAGCGCGGCCTCGGCGCGGATCTGCTCGGCCCGCTCCATGTTCCCGTCCAGTTCCGCCTCAACCGCGTCGATGGCGGCTGCGTTCCTCTGGGCGTCGAAGTCGAAGCCTCCGAGGATCTTTGCGAATTCTGCGTCAAGGTGGTACTCGGTCATTGTGTGCCTCTCTCTCCGTGGTGCTTACATTCACAGTATGCGCTTCACGCTCTGCAAATGCAAGCACTACGGGAGAGTCTTTACAATTGCTAAGGCCCGACAATTCCGGCAAGCAGCCATGCGAGGTAGTCCTCGTCGGCGCGGTAGATCCGGGAGAGGGTCCACGTTGCTTCGTCCCGGCGCAGGAGGTCACGGCCCTCCGTCAACTCGTACATGCGCTCAAGGCCTGCGCTCAGGTCGACGGGGTGAACCTTCTTTCCCGTCGCTGCGTACCAACGCTCGTCCCAGTTCACGCTGCCTCCCTCAAGCAGTCTGCGATGAAGTCGATGTAGTCGACGTACTGCCGCTCGCTCCACTCGGCCTCGTCCTCCCAGTTGCGGAGGGTGGCCTCGTCCTCAATCTGAATCTCGGTGTCCATGTCTCTCTCCCTGCGTGGTGGTCTTGCACCACCAACACTAGGGAAACGAAAACAAACATCAAGCGATCACCGCGCTTCTTTACATCTTGCCCGGCTATTAGAATGGGCGCATGCCTATTGGATGGTCACCAGAGGGGACGGCCACTCACCAGCGCGGGAGCGAGTCGTTGCAGCGGTTTGCGCTCGTTCAGTCGGTGGCTCAGATGTGCGCATGGTGCTGGGGGCAGGGGTACTTGGTCGAACGCAGCACTATCGGCTGGATCCCGGTCGTATGCCCAATGTGCAGCGGGGACCAGCCGTAGCCAGTCCCCGCTGAGTGCCGCTTCTGCAATCCTGAAGGGAGTTATGCAGTCGGCATCCTCGGTGGTTACTTGGTGAAGCAGGCCCGAGACACTAGGCCCGCAGCGCGACCAACCGCTACGCAGTACCTGTCAAGATGGCTTGCAGATTATGCAGTATGCCTCGTCCTCGTCCCACTCAATGACCAAGCCGTGCTTGCGGAGCACCGCCGCGATCTCGTAGCCGTCGCCGCTCCATGAGAGGTAGAGGTTGGCCTGAAGGTCGTCGGACTTGCCGCGCAGCCGGTAGCCGCGCTTCTCGTAGAAGGCCTCCTCGCCCTGACGCGAGTAGAAAACGTGGCCCTTCTTGTCCTTGCCATCGTACTTCTCGTGCAGAGCGTAGGAGGCGCAGGAGCCGCAGCACATGAAGTTCATCCTGCAGGCGTAGCCGCGCTTCCTCAACTCTTTGAACGCGCCCTTGATGCGCTCGCGGTCGGTGGCCCACTCCCCGTACTCGTCGGTGGTGGTGGTCTGCTCAAGCGTTTCAAGCATTGTCTCTCTCCTTGTTTCTAAGCGTTCTTGTGAAGGACGGTCTTCTTGAGGCTGACGTCGTAGCCGCCCATTGCGCGGGCGATCTGCAGAGCGTGGTACTTGGCGATCTGCTTCGGCGCAGTGGTGAGTGCCGTCTTGTAGTTGGTGGTCGACCCGTCCCTGTGGTGAATCGTCCAGTAGTAGGTGCGCGGTGAAACCTTCATGTCTCTCTCCTTGCTGCTTTGCTTACAGGACAACACTACCTCTGCTGGTATTGCGATGCAAGCTTCTAGCGTCCTCTCTTTACAAGTGAGGTCGTGACCTCGGTCCTCGGCGGAGGCCATGACTTGACGTCCTCAACCGGGACGCGCTTCCTCTTGTCGCCCATCTGGACGAAAGCCCACTTGTAGCCGCGCTCCACCAAGTGCCCGAAGTGGGCTCCGGTCTTGTCGCGGTAGTAGACGGTGTCTCCGATGTTCATGCCTCTCTCCTTAGCGCGTTGATTCCAACCCATGCCACGCTGATGGCGGCAAGGACGATGTACCACTGCGGCATCGCGGGGACCGCGACGGCGGTCAGGCCGATTGCAAGCGCGGCTCCGGTCATGCCTTCCCGCAGTCGTACTCGCGGTAGATGCTCTCGGCCTCCGTGACGCTGATGCCGATCTTGGCCGCGCAGGCCTCGGCGGCGTCAATCATCAGGTACTGCGTCTTGCCGCAGGCGCGGGCGAGGACGACGTAGGCCTTCATCAAGTCCGCCGCCTGCTTCTCGTATGAGTGGATGTAGTCCTTCATGTCTCTCTCCTTCGTGGTGTAGTCACATACAAGCATGCCGCTTGTAGAAAGTCAAGTGCAATCAGTTTGGCTGGTCGAAAGCGTACTCGCCGTCGCCGCTCCTGCCCCAAGGAAGGATGCCCAACTTCATGCAGGCAGCCTCGTAGGCGTACTCCTGCTGCATGTTCTCGTACTCAACCTCGGCGTCCATGTCAGCGAGGTCGCGTCCGCAGGGTCCGTCGTAGTAGTCCATGTCAGGCCTCCGGCTGCTGGTAGGTCAGGCTGCGGACCCGGTCGGCCATGCAGTAGGACATCGGAAGGCTCAGGCCGAGGGCCTCAGCGGCCTCCTCGTAATCCATCGCCTCCTGCTCCTTGGCCCAGTCGTTCCAGTCGTCTGCGTAGTCGTAATCCATGTCCTCGTCTCCCTTTGTTTGCTTACAAGTTCAGATTACCTCGCTGGTCTTGTAATGCAAGGGGTACGGTGACAGTCTTTACAAATGGAACGAGAAGGGGCGCACCCCGGAGGATGCGCCCCGGCTCTGCCTAGGCGTTGAGGGCAAGGTCAAGCGCCCGCTGCTTGTAGGCGTTGGATCCGAAAAGGACTCGGTCGGCTCGCTTGTCGTCGTTCTTTGCGAAGCGGATGTGGTCGTCCCAGTCCCCTACTGCCTGCAGGAAGCCCCAAGCCGTGTCGTTGACGTTGGCAAGGTCGTCGGCATCCAGCGCCTCCCAGATCGCCTCGCGGCGGTTCATGATGATGGTCTTGCCGCGTCCTTCCTCAACCTCGCTGTCGCTCTTTCCTCCGGGGAGGGGAAGCAGCGCAGTGATGAGGTCGTTCATGCGTGCCCCGGTCAGCTTCTTGGTGATCAGGGCGTCTCCGATCTCCTGCAGCGTGTCAAAGTAAACGCTGGTCAGGTTGAGCATCTCCCGAGCCTCCTGCGCCCGCGTCATCACGTTGCGGGTGTGGCGTCCCTTCCAGCAGCGCCCGGCCTTGCCGAGGCTGTAGGTGAGCGTGTTCTGGCAGACGATCCGAACCGGCGTCATCCAGACGCTGACCGGCATGCTGCCGTCGTGGCTGGTAGCCAGCGCGAGGAAGGGGTCGACCTTCTCGTCCGGGTCGCCGCCGATCATGATCTCGCGGTCCAGCCGGGCAAGGATCCAGACCTTGCGACCGTCGTACAGGCTGCCCGCCGTGTGGAATCGCATGTCCGGCCCGCCAAGCATCTCGTCAAGGAATCCGAAGGCGTCGCGGTTCTGGACGATCTCGTACTCGTTGCCGACAATGGAAAGTACGTCGCCGGTGTCCTCGCGTACCAGCGCCTTCTTGTTGTCGATGCTGATGCGCTCGCCGTTGTAGTTAGCGTACAGCGGGTGCTTGGCGACCTCCCAGTCCATCTGGGCGTATTCCAGAGCCTCCTTGGCGCTGACGACGTCGTCCTCAATGACCGTTCCGAGGCCATGCCAAGCAGCCTTGTTGCCTCCGTAGAAGGCGTGGTCGCTATCCATAATCGCGTGACTCATGTCTCTCTCCTAGTGGTGGCGATTGCTTTTCAATCGCGTTAGGGAGACCCTACCTCGGCAGGCAAAGAAGGTCAAGCGTTTTCAGGTTATTTCTTTCTTACTTAGCGGAGCCCTTGACTTCTTGACTTGTTGCAAGTAGTTTATGCGACGGTGGAGTAGGAGGAAAATCCAGTCCGCATCCGGGGCAACGAGGATGGTCGTGCTCGGTTGTCCACTTGCACGCAGGGCAGTTCATTAGTCCGTCGAATCCTCAGTTGCCCAGATGACCTTGACGTCGCCACCCGAACCCTCAACGAATCCTCGCACCGCGTGGCAAGGGGTCTTGTCGTTCTCGTGTCCCTGCCTGACCTCAAGCGTTCCGCCGTTGGCCGGGGCGGCAGCGCCGACCGCGTACTGAGCGTTGAGAACCAGACCGTCACCGTCACCGTCGTAAGCAGCACCGCCAACAATCAGGTTATCCATGGAGTAGTTCTGGATGATGTACCAGCGACGGCTCTTGTCGTCGGGGAGAATCTGCTGGTGAGCAGTTCCGTCAAAGGTGATCGTCGTGCTGTGAATCGGCAATGCTGCTCCTAATCGGTTGAGTCTTCGATGGCCCACGTCACGATGCACGGCCCGCTTGAGGAATCAACGCGCCCGTACCATGCCTGCCCCGGCGTGCCGTCGTTCGTGTGCTGCTGCTGAACGATCAGCCTCTCGCCAGTGCCAATCGGGATGCCCGTTCCGTCAACAACGTCTGCGCCTCCGACGTGCAACTTGTGTCCAGTCTCGTTGCTGAACACAACCATCCGACGACCACGCAACTCAGAGAGGAGAAGAGAAGTCGTCGTTGTCACCGTGACACTTGTGCTGTTAATAGGCAAAGTAGCCCTCCCGTCTTGTCAAGAGTAGTCGGTCGTCCTGCTGCTATTTGCCAAACCTGATGGCGACAACATTTCCACGCGCAACTTCCTGTTTGGAGATTTGCTCAGCGATCTCCTTTGCCCGGTTCAGGGTTGAGCATTTGTGCCGGAACTCCACCGCGCCGGGACAGCCATGAGCAACGCTGACGCGCAGCACCCAAACGCCCAAGTCGTCCTGCTCAATCGTGTACCAGCGCCCGTCCTTGTTTGACTGGTAGCGGGCACGCGATCCATCCCAACTAAGGACTCTGTTCCAGAACATCAGCGTTCAACACCACCAAGGATCATGCGTACCTTCTCTCAAAGGCGTGCTCGGCGCGAATCTCGGAAAGGATCTGGCTGATGCCGTGCAACGCATCCTCCTGCGATCCAAAGCCCACCGGGTAGCGATTGGCAAGCGCATCGTCCTTAGTCATGTAGCCGATCCACTTGCTGCCGCTCTGGCGGAGCCAGCCGACCGTGTTTCCCTTCTTGTCGATAGCGGGGATCACTTTGCCTCCTTGTAGGAGACCTTGATCTTGCCTGCTGCGATGTGGCTGCAAAGCATGTCGAAGTCGTCCTCGTCGTACATGGCGATCTCCTCGGCTGCGCCCTGCGCCATGACTGCCTTGAGGTAGTCCTCGGGGCTGGGGCCGGTGCCGTAGATCGGAACGTCGACAGTCAGGGTAACGGTGTAGGTGGTAGGGGTCATGTCTCTCTCCTAGTGACGAGGCTGGGTGTCGGGCGATCCCCTCCACTCCAGCCATGATGGTGTGACGTGCTGTACCGCGACCAGCGTCTCAAATGCGGCGCGGCTTGCGGCGCGTGTAGCGGGAGAGGGGTTGGCCACCGACTCGGCCCAAGCCTTGTCTGCGGCGTGCTGGGCTTCTTTCAGTGTCATCTCTCTCCTTCCGTGGTGACTGCTTGCAATAGACACACTACTCAATGGCGGAGTAGATGCAAGCGTGCGGGCGGAGGCTTTACATTTCCCCCGCCCGCATCGTTGCTACTGCGGCATCGGAGCATCGCTGTCCAGCCACTCCCATCCCGCCTTGGTGATCACCCACAGGCCGCTGAAGTCCTCGCCGTCACGGACGACGAACCCGGCCTTCTTGCAGCGCGTCAGGGTGGTGCTGACGCTGGTGGGGTCGATGCCCGTCAACTGGATGATCTCCTTGCGGGTCGCTCCAGTGTCGTAACCCTTCAGCGAGGCAAGGACACGACGGACGATGTTCTTCTGACGCGGCTTGCGGCTGGCACGAACAGTCTCATGCCACTCCTTGCGGGCCTCGGCGCGGAGCGTGCGTGCCTCGTTCATGTCCGCTCGCGCTCGGGACAGAGTGATCTGCGCACGCTCAACCTCAGCACGCGCCTGCTCGTACACACGCTCGGCTTCCTGCTTACGATCCAGCAGCCCGGTGGCATCGCCAACGAGGCTCTCAACAAGCGTTTCCATACTCTCTCCTTGAGTTCCGAAGTCTCCCTCATGGTGACTTGTTCTAGGAAGGCTACCGGATTGCAAGCGAAAGTCAATGGGCAAGCGATTGTAAAGGTTCTGCCGCAGCCCTTGACTTCACCTAATCGGTAGGCTATTTTATAATTGGGATGGAGAGAGAGTGTGTGTGTAGAAACAACACACACAGAGAATCGACAGCCGTCAATTATTTAATGGCGGTGCGCTCGTCACGAGAAGCGCAGTATGCGTCGAAGGCGACCATGATCGCAAGATCGCGTTCCAGCGTGTATCGCCAACTCTTGATCGATGCCTCTAGCCGTCTATGGCATGTCGAACACAGGACAAGGTTACGGCGAACCCTTGCTCCGTCCTGTTTGCATGCCCGACACCTCATTACTGAGAGGGGTCAGCCTCGGGAAAGTCGTCAGGCACGACCGGCTCCTCGTCAACGAGAACCAGCGGATCCACCGGACCAAGCACGACGGCCTGAAGCTGTCGACCGATCACGGTAATCCCAGCGAGCACCGCAGCGATGGTCGCGCCCCACGTTGTCGGCAGCGAGGAAAAGATGGGAGCGAGCGCAGCAGCGCACGCGCCGATCAGACCAATCCACGATGCCTTGCCCCACGGAACTGCCTGCAACGAATCTCCTTTAAGTGGTCTTGCCGAGGTCATCGGCTTGAGCGGGTGCGCCCTTCGTCGGACGCGAGAACGGACGGAGCCGCCTGCCAAGACGGTCCTCCAAAATCTTGCGGGCCTCGTCACGCTGCTTTGCCTTTGCCCACGGGCCGTACACCTTCGGCGTACCAACCTCGGCGTAGAACTTCCCACCGGAGCGAAAGCGACGGACGTGCGCCTTGACGCCGGAGAGCGCCTTCTCTCGCTTCTCGCGGGTACGCCACGGTCCAACGATGCGCGGCTTGGCATTGTCGTCTCCGAGGAAGTAATCGCGTTCGGGAGCGGACGGCTTATGACCAAGCCTCACGGCTTCCGGCGCAACGATGACTGCACCGGTGCCGGGGCCGTAGGCCCGCGTGCGGTAGCGCACTCCATCGCCCGAGTTGCCCTCAATGCACAGCGCGGTGTTGTTGCCAAGGTCACGGACGACGATGCCGACGTGGGTACCGGGCCACAGGATGAACGCGCCGGGGATTGCCCGCGCAACGATGGATCCGGGACGGGACTTTGCCCGCTCGTACATCACAGCCGTGGAGGGGTGTCCGATGTTGTCGTCGTCAACGCCCGCTTCGTCATACATCGCGTCCGCGTAGGCTCCGCACCACGGCCAGCCGGTGCCCATCCCCCACTTTGCCTGCCACTTCTCGGGGTACGGCTTGCCCGAATTGCTGCCGAGAGGGTTCTCTTCGACGCCCGCATAGCGTTGAGCCCTTGCTGCGACCTTCTCACCCGGCGTCATCTCACCCTCCGTACATCACTCGCTTGAGCGCGAGGTACAGGAAAACATCTGCAATCTCGCACGCGATTTCTTGGTCGAACTGCTCCTCGGACCAATGGACGAAATTTCGCTTATACAACTTCTCGCCCATCTCGTAACGAATCGGAAGTGATCGTACAAGGTCATCAGGCGGTCGAAGGATCAGCGCTTGGGCAGTGCGAATAGCGCTCGGAAGCTGTGCTGCAACGGCGGGCCACAGGTTCTCCGCCTGCACCACTTCATCTGGCGTCAAACCCACAGGAGGAACTCTCCAGTCACGCCTCGCGTGGGGTGAATGAAGTGAAGGCGCTGCGCGGGGACACTGGTGCTGGCGACCCATTCCTTTGCATACGAACTGTCGCTGACGAGCGACGGAGTGACAAACACTCTGCCAAGGCCATTTGCCAGTGGCAGCGACATGGGGATGTGGAAGTGGCCGAGGTATGCATCGCGGAACTCTGGCATCACCCCGGCGCTCCACGACAGGTGCTTACGCAGGATGCCATAGGCCGGGATGTTCCCGCCAAAGCCACGGATGGTGTCGCCATGATGGAGCAGCGCTCGGTATTCACCGATCCGAACGATCTCGTACCACTCACCGGACTCGTTCCACTCAAGCCGATCTTGCTCCTTGAGTTGGTCGCGCATGATCTGAAACAGGATTGAGTCCCAGTTGGTTGCGGACTCGTACTCCACGCTTGCGCGTCCCTTCCCCTTCCCAACACGACCGTGGTTGCCGGGAACGGAATAGATCCTGACCTTCTGGAAGTTGGCAAGCAGGGTGAGGACGGCCTCCTGCAGATACGAGGCAGCGTTGAACACCTGTGCAAAGGTGGTGGAGTCGACGCCCCACGCTTGGTTTGCAAATTGAGCGGTCTGTTCGATGTGGTCCCCGCCAAGCATAAGGACGCACTCGTTGACGGGATGATCCGCTCGCTGGATCTCGGAAAGGCTCACGGTCTTGGCGACCGTCTCACGGATGCGCTTGTGAGCAATCTCCGTGTTGAACGTCGGCGTAACCGCTCCAACGTGAGTATCGGTCATGTGGAGAAGCGCTGTCTCTCCGCCCTTGCGGCGGTCTGCTTTCGGAGCAGCGACCGGGCTAGGAATGCCCGAGACCATCGCGGCGTCGTGGGCGGCCTCATAGACGGCAGCGATGAGGTCGGCGGTCTTTGCCTTTGCCTGTGCAAGCTGACGCTGCAGTCGCCGGGCTGTTTGCTCCAACTCCGCAACGCGCTGCTCTGCGCTGAATTCATCGGAAGCAGACACACTTGCCTCTTAGATGGCGCGACATGGTGTCGCGGTCCACGGAGTGGCCCTTGCGAGTCAGGACGTTAACGATGCTGATCTTGGTGATGTCGGGCCGGGCAAGAGCCTGCTCAAGACCTGCACGATCATCTGGATCCAATTCATCAAGGATCCTTGCGAACTTGCACCGAGCCTCATCTTGCTCGGCAACGATTTCATCAAGCAGGCCCATGTTTTCATCCTCCGAAGTTGCGGACGATGTCGATGATGATAGCCGTTACTGCGCCGCCAGCGAGAAGCCATGCAAAGCGAGTTGCAGTAGCAGCACCCTGCCATCGTGCTCGCCACAACTCCAATTCGCGGACGCGACCATTAGTCGCTGATGCCAATTCCTCAATGCGGTCTAGCTGCTCCTTAGCGTGCTCCATCGTCTTGTGCGCTTCCTCAAGTCGGGCGTGAAGCACTTCTATGTCTCGCTGCGTCACTTCTTGTTCGCCTTCTGATACGCCTCTAGCATGCGCTTGCCCTTCTGGTAGAGCGCGGCGCGATCCTTGTCGTTCTTGGGGATCGGCTCGCCCCAGCGGGCAGCGCCCAGCGCACGGTTGGTGGGGTCGCCATTTGGCTTTGCAAACGCGCCGGGGGCGTTAGACGAGAAATGCCTGACGAGAAACGCGCCCTTTCTTGCC